GGGTCGGGTTCGGGGAGGCCGTGACTAAACTTGATTTGCTAGGTTTACAGAATGAAAACACAAAGTGATGGCGTTTTAGGTAAGGTTGCCGCGCAGAACATCCGACTTTTGATCGAGCGGCAGAAGTCTGGCAAGCCGTTGACCCGTGCTCAGTTGCAACAAGTCGAGAACTACTTTTCCGGCAAGGAGGAGAAGCCGAGAACATGGGCAAAGTCGCTGGCAGAGTTGGGTGGCATTTTTGGGGTCACACGCATGGCTTGCAAAAAGTGGATTGCAAGGGGAGCCCCACAAGCGAACGCATCCGGGTTCTATCCGATCGAAGACTGGAAAGAGTGGGTCGCCGCGCACGGAGCTGGTGGTTCTGAGGATGAAGAGGACCTCGACAAGAGCAGACTCACTGCTCGGCAGGTTCACCTACGAAACCAACTTCTGGAACTGGCTTTGCAACGCGAAAGAGGAGAGATGATGCATCGCGACGAAGTTCGACAGCGACTCTTTCAAACTTTCGAGACCTGCCGTCGTCTGCAACTCCGTATAGGGCCAACACTCGCTGGCCGACTTTCTGGAATGACGCCAACTCAAATCTCAAATGAAATCACAACCGCAATCCGAAGCACCTATGTCGAAATCCAAAGATGGGCAGACGAGCAAGCCGCAACCGAAGCTGGAGCAGATTCATCCAGCGGACCTGATACCGTACGCGAGGAACGCGAAGAAGCACGACCCAGAGCAAGTCGCAAAGATCGCGGGAAGCATTCGTGAGTTTGGGTTCAATAATCCAGTGCTGATTGACCAGAGCAACGGCATCATCGCCGGGCATGGACGGGTCATGGCAGCCATCAAGCTAGGTCTTGAGTCGGTGCCTGTCATCCGACTCTCGCACCTGACCGAGACTCAGCGCAGGGCTTACATCTTGGCCGACAACAAACTCGCGGAACTCGGAGGTGGTTGGGATGAGGAGATGCTCAAGGTCGAACTGGAGGCAATCAAGGAAAGTGACCTTGACCACCTGCTGACGGGGTTCTCGGACGAAGAGATGGATCAACTGCTCGCGGAGACAAACAAACTTAATGGAGACCCCGATGAGGTTCCAGAACCTCCAGCCGATCCAATCACGAAGCCGGGCGACTTGTGGATTCTCGGGGAACATCGGTTGCTTTGTGGAGACTCGACAAAGGCGGCTGATGTCGAGCGACTGATGGCGGGGGCGAAGGCGGATCTCCTTCTGACAGACCCGCCGTACGGCGTTGACTACGAGGGAATCACAAACGACGACGCTGCCGGCCTCCCGAGACTATTGGCCGGTGCGTTCCAAAATGCCGACGCAATCATGCAGCATGGGGCGTGCTACTACGTTTGCCACCCAGACGTTCACGCGTATGAGTTTGTCGGAGCGATTCGCGGCGTTGGCTGGAAGCAAGCACGACCGCCGGTCGTGCTTTGGATCAAAGACAGATTCGTTCTTGGCAGGGGCGACTACCATTCGCAGTCCGAGCCAATCCTTTACGGCTGGAAAGAGGGTGCAGCGCACCACGCGGTTGAAGACCGATCCCAAAGCAACCTGTGGGAGTTTCCTCGTCCTGCCGCTGCCGACGGTCATCCAACAATGAAGCCGGTCGGATTGTTCGCCCGCGCCATGCAGAACAGCACAAACCAAAAGGCCAGTATCTACGAACCATTCTGCGGTTCCGGCACCACGCTCATCGCCGCCGAGCAACTGGGCCGCAAGTGCTACGGGATGGAGATCTCGCCGGCCTACTGCGACGTGATTGTGAAGCGGTGGGAGACACTGACAGGCAAAAAAGCCACCAGAGAATCGGATGTTCTTTGAGACGCTATCAGAGATCTTCACGGTCCGTGAGTATCGTCACCCATGGCAATGGGCCGAGGACAACGTGTGGGTGGATAAAACCTCTGCCTTTCCGGGCCGATACCGAGCGAGCACAGCACCATGGACAAAGGAGTTGATGGAGGTTTTTGCAGACAACGAGGTGCGCGAGGTCTCTGTCATGTGCTCCGCGCAGTCTGGAAAGACTCAGGCTCTCATGGTCCTGCTCGCATGGGCTATCGTCGAGGACCCCGGACCAGCGATGTGGGTTCTGGCCGCTCAGGACGAAGCCGAGGACTTCATGCAGACTCGTCTTCTCCCAACACTCATGGAGTGTCCAAGCATCCGTCGAATGATGCCGAGGGAGAGGTCAGGCAAGCGAAAGGGCACCATCGACTTCGCTTCGATGCCGCTCATGGTTCGCGGAGCTGGCTCACCGTCAAAACTTCAATCGGTTCCGATACGCTGGCTCATTCTCGACGAGGTCCGCAACTACCCGACCGGAGCATTGGAGATGGTCAAAAAGCGGGTCCGAGCACAGTGGAACAGTAAGGTGGTGCAGATCTCCACTCCGCACTTCGAGAACGATGCGGTTCACCAATCCTTCCTCGACGGAGACCAGCGCAGATTTGAATGGCCATGCCAAGCGTGCGGGATGTTCTTCACTCCGCTCTGGGAACACGTTGAGTGGGAAGAGTCAGAGAGGACCAAGACACCGGAGGGGAAGTGGCTGTTCGAACCACTCGCTGAAACCATCAGACTCAAGTGTCCATCGTGCGGTCACGGCCACACCGACGACCCAGTCACTCGTCGCTCACTCGTTGACGCTGGCCGATGGGAGAAGGGCAACCTCATCGCGCCGCGTCACAAGGTCTCGTTCACTTGGTCGTCCATCATTCCCCCATGGGTTCGATGGCGTGACATCGTCGAGGAGTTTCTTGTGGCCCGTCGTCAGATGACGTTCGGAAACCAAATCCCAATGCAGACTTGGAAGGCTGAGACCATGGGTGAGCCATGGGTCAGCGATCTCAAGGCCGAGCAGTTCGGGGATGACCTGCGAGGGAGCGACTACAAACTCAAGGAGACCAGTGGAGGCCGTGTCTTCCTCTCAATCGACGTGCAATCCTACGGGCTCTGGTTCGTCGTCCGAGAGTGGCACCCCGGGGGAACCTCTCGCCTCGTGGACTTTGGGAGTGCAGTCAGCTTGTCGGCCATGGACGAGATCGTGACCAAGTACGGCATCGCATCGGGTGACGTCATCATTGACTCGGGATTCGATACGCAGACGGTCTACACCGAAATCGCGAAGCGGGGAGGCAAATGGAAGGCGAGCAAGGGACACGACTCGGTCAACGGCTACATGGTCAACAACGTGAGGAGACCGTTCATGTGGTCGAAGGCCGACGCAATGCTGGGCCAAGGGCAAAAGCGGACCATCAACCTGCTCGTCTTTTCTAACCCGATGCTCAAGGATGCACTGGCTCACCTCATGTCAGGTAAAGGTCCAGCGTGGGAGTTCTCGCGTGAGGCCGGTGAAATCTACCTCGCGCAAGTGACCTCGGAGCGACGAGAGGAGAGGGTCGATGCGCACGGGCGGGTGAGCCATGTATGGAAGCAGATCCGGAAGGATAACCACCTTTTCGACTGCGAGGTGCTTCAGACGCTCGCTGCACTCGCGACAAAGATTCTAGGCGGGACGGTTGATGAGACCGAGAAGAGTGATGGCTGACGAGATTGACTATCAGGGGATTTTCCGAGCGATGACCGCTTCGGAACTGGCGGAGGCATACGCAAGGCTCAAGGCTGAGTTCGCGGACCCGTACACCTCAGTGTCGTCAGCAGGTACCTCGTCACAACGCGACCGCTTGCAGATTGCAAAAGAGTTGGCCGCGTGCGCTCAAATCGTCACCGAACGCTCACGCTCGACGCCAAGAAACCGCGTGCGAGCATCCTTCCGATGAAACTCATTCGCCGCATTCGCAATGCCGTTCGGGCTTTCCGCTGGGAAGGTGCTGAACCGACCGAGAGCCGAGCGCAAACACCCTCGAACTACTCAAACCACGCTGAGAGCGCATCGACAAACCGAGGCCGCGTTCAACTCATCTGGGAGGCTCGAGACCTTGAGAACAACCACCCGCTTGTCTCTGGCATCCTCCGCAAGCTGACGTTGTACACCATCGGCTCTCTGCGGTACCAAGCGAGGACGAGCGACCCAGCGGTGAACTCCGCCTATGAATCCTACTTTGCCGACTGGTGTAAGCGTGCTGACTTCTCAGGCCGATTCGACTTCCTCAGCCTCATGCAGCTGGCGTTCGTGTCGTTCGTCCGCGACGGCGACTGTCTGCTCGTCAAAAGCCTCACCGAGGACGGGCCGCGCCTTCAACTCATCGAGGCCGACCGCATCGGCAACCCGTACCACTCGACCGTGGCCGACGACCTCATTGGAGGAATCCGCATCGACGCAAAGTCAGGCCGACCAGTAGCGTACCAGATCACGCGCCGCAGCATGGGCGCATCTTACGTTGACGAGCAGGAGGTTCCAGCCGAGCGATGTCTTCACTTGTTCGACCCGCAGCGTCATGACTCTTACCGTGGGGTGTCGGCCTTCGCCCCCGCCATCGCAACCTGTAAGGACATCGTCGAAATCCTCGCGGGAGAGAAGGACGCAGTGAAATGGGCGAGTCAGCAGACGGGGGTTGTCAGGACTCCATCGGGCGAGGGTCTGGGATGGGATGAGCAGACGACCACCGGAGAATCCATCGAGCGCATCAAGCCGGGCACTATCCACTACCTCAAGCCCGGTGAAGATGTCACTGGGTTCATGAGCAACCGTCCCAGCGTGACATTCACGGGATTCCTGCAATCACTTCAACGCCATCTTGCTGACGCTCTCGGGCTTCCTTACGGATTCTTCATCGATTCAAGCAACCTCGGAGGGGTGACCGCCAGACTCGACTCGCAGCAAGCCGCTCGCGTATGCAGTCGGTACCAGATGATTCTGACCAATCGCATCCTCGATCCGATCATCGAGGCTGTCATCGCGTTCGGTATCTCCAACGGTGACATCCCGCAGTCGCCACAGTGGAGGGCTCACCGGTGGCAGTTTCCTCCGTGGCCATCCACCGACATCGGAAGGGAAACGACCGCAGAACTGGCAGAACTCCGCCACGGGGCGACTACGTTTGCTGAGTACTACGCGAGCAAGGGAGAAGACTGGGAAGAGGCATTCGTGCAAGCGGCAAACGAGGTCCGACGCAGGAAGGAGATTTTCGAGGCCGCAGGAGTTGAGGATCCTCTGGTGTTGGCTCAGGCTCAAAACGCGCCACCGGCGTTCAGTTCCGCCGAAGAATCGACTCAGTTTGCCGAGGATTCATTCGAGCCTCCGCAGGCCGTGCGTGCGGCAGCTGCGCGAGCACTCCGCGAACGTGCGAAAAAACCCGCCTCTCAACGCGGGATGACTCCGGTCGGCATCGCTCGGGCTCGCGACTTGGCCAACGGGCGACCAGTCTCAGCCGACACCATTCGGAGGATGAAGGCCTATTTTGACCGGCACGAAGTGGACAAGCAGGGTTCGACGTGGGACGAGTATGGGAAGGGCCGTCAGGCTTGGGATGGATGGGGCGGAGACGCTGGCCAAGCATGGGCAAACCGAATCGTCGAGAGACTCAACAAGACCGCCTGATGCCGTACGCACTTGCCATGAGAGGGGGATCCGTGGTCAAGCTTGCACGAGGGCTGACGATCTCGCTCGACTTCGACAAGACATGGACTGCCGACCCGCAACTCTGGCGCGACTTCGTCGGGCTGGCTCACAAAGCAGGACACCGCGTTGTCATGATCACTCGGAGACCCGACACAGAAACGGATCGCGCAACCGTCGAGAAGGCAACCGCGAGCAGTGGAATCGACCGTCTAATCTTCGCGGGACAAATGCAAAAAGCCGACGCTGCACGCAAAGCAGGGGTGATCGTTGACGTGTGGGTGGACGATTATCCCGCAGGAATCCCCTCTTGATCATGCCGTACGCAATCCGTAAAACGCCGACAGGATGGGCCAAGGTGAAAGTATTCCCGGGGCAAGAGTCGGTTGTGTCGCACCACAAGACTCGCGAGGATGCTATCGCCGCGATTCGCGCCTACTACGCTAACAAGCGGAAACTGGAAAAACGCATGAGCAAATGAAGACGACATCATTCCAAGCACTTTCTCCCGCAAGCATCGATGCTGACACCATCTTCGGGGTCTCTGTGATTACCCTCGGAGTGGCCAAGGGGCACGGTCTCCTCATCGACGAAACGACCCTCTCGCAGGTCGTCAAATGTGGCAACGCAGCCAAGAGTGGAATCAAGGTGAAGGTCGGCCACGAATCAGGCGTGGAGGAGATTGTCGGTCGTCTCGTCAACTTCCGTGTCGAGGACGAGAAAGTGCTCGCGGATCTCCAACTGTTCCAGACCTCTCCACGCCGAGACTTCATCCTCGAGTTGGCCACCAAAACACCCGAAGCATTCGGCCTTTCCATCTCGTTCGAGGGCAAGCCGCAGGACGTCAACGGGGCCGCTTACGCACGCTGCACGCGCCTTCGTTCGGTCGATTTGGTTGACGAACCAGCAGCAAACCCTGACGGGCTTTTTGAAGCGGCAGTTGATGAAGCGCAGAATGTTGAGAATCCAATGAAGGAAGAACCCAAAACCGAAGCAATGGCCGAGGCGCCCGCGCCGACCGTCGAGGATCGTCTCGCCACGGTCGAAGCAGCAATCTCGGAGATGAAAGGGATGCTACAAGCAATCCTCACCGAAGAAACAACCGAGGCACCCGAAGCCGAGATGGGCAAACCAATGCCGGAAGAAGCCGCGATGAGCGCAAAGGCCGAAGAGGTTGCCGGTGCTGCTTTTGAAGCCGTCGAGGAGAAGATTCTCGGTGCTGTCGAAACGAAGTTCGAGGCACTTGCTGCTCTCATCAAATCCTTTGGCACTCCTGTCGCTCCCGGTGTCGCTCCCGAAGCAAAGGCTGATGCGCCAACCGACTTTTCCGAACTCCGGAAAAACCCTGATGCGTACAGGAACCACCTGATCGCAAAGGGCATCCTCAAACCCTAAAACCAAAAAACCACATGGCACAAAACGACTCGGGGTTCAAAGCGTTCACGGTGGGAGCTTCTGCTCTCTCTGTTGGTCAGCGCGTTGCACTCTCCTCTGGGCTGGCTGTCGCAGCTGGCGCAACAAACGGCAGTTCTATCGGCGTCGCACTCGCTGACGCCGCTGCAAACGGCATCGTCACTGTTAAACTCAACACCGCAAGCGGCACGTTCGAAATGCGTGCAGCGGGAGCAATCACCGCTGGCGCAGCAGTTTATCCTGCGGCATCCGGCAACATCGCTGGCACGGCATCGAGCAACGTCACCATCGGCATCGCCCTTGAAGCGGCGACCGCTGCAAACGACGTCATCGAAGTGCTTTTGGGGGTCAACGCAAACTCTTAATCGAAAGGACACTAGAAAATGTACGCAAACGCAGGTGCAGTTCTTCGCGGTGACATCCAGCAGGCTGTCATTCAAGCCGGTGGGGCCGACAACGGTCTCATCGGTGGTCTCGTCATGCCTCCTCTCTCGGTGGCTACAAAGGCGGGGCAATACCTCAAAATCGACATCGCAACGGGTCATCTGATGCGGGTGGACTCGGACGCGGCAAAGCGCAACGCTGACGGCTCTTACAGTCGCATCAGCCGTGCTTTCACGCAGGACACCTACCTCTGTGAAGATCGGGGTCTTGAGGAGCTCATTGACGACTCAAACCAAGCTGACCTCTCGCGGTTCCTCGACACCGAGGCCACCATCGCGAAGCTGTTGCTCCGCAACATCAAGCTGGCTCACGAGACGCGAGTCGCTTCAGCGATTTTCAACACGTCGAACTTCAACAACACGACCGTGGGAACGGTGTGGAGCAACTCCGCAGCAGATCCGGTAACGGACTTGCAGGACGCTATCTCCCGCCTTCGCAAGAAAGGCGTGGACGCTAACACGTTGGTGGTCAACCTCGACGTGTACAACGCGCTGAGGAAGAACGCCAAGGTGCAGAGCTACATCTTCGGGTCCGTCGGGACCGGAGACCTCCGCAACGTGGACGCTGCACTGATCGCCGCCAACCTTGGCATCGACCGAGTGCTCGTGGCTTCCGCTGCATACGACTCCTCGAAGAAAGGCCAAGCCGCTTCTGGGTCGTTCATCTGGGGCTCAAACCGCGCATGGATCGGCAATGTTCAGTCTGGCGACTTCGTCGCTGGCGGAGCTGGCCGCACGTTGACGTGGACGGGAGACGCTTCCGACCTGTTCGTTGTTGAGACCTACCGTGACGAAGCACGTCGCTCGGGCGTGGTTCGCGTCCGTCAGCACACCTCCGAGAAGGTGGTTGATGCGACCGCTGGTGAGTTGCTCACGATCGCGTAACGCATTGGATTCCAAAGGGGGAACGGGAGAACCCCGTTCCCCTTTTTTGTTATGGTCCCACCTATCTCTCAAGTTCAACGCTACACTGGACTAGACACCCCGGGGGGTCTCGCAGTGCTGGCCAAGGTCTCGTTTCAGTCGGGCCCGAAAGCCGTCAACCCTCCTCCAATCACCGCCGCGCCGCTCGTCCCAAAGGGTGCAGGGATTTATGACGAGAACGGAATGCTCCCGACCATCAAGGGCAAGGGCCTCGAGTTCATCGCCTACGCATGAAACTGGCTTTCTCCAACGCTTTGCTACGCACCTTCAACCATGCTGCATCAACCATGGGCGCATCGGTGTTGCTCAACGGTGAAACCGTGCAAGCGGTGGTGTCGGAGTCGGACTACATGACGCTGCCAGAGGAAGGCGGAATTAATGCTGGAGGAGAGTTGACTATTCGCATCTCGCGCACGGCATTTGATGAGTTCGGCAAGGGTGGGGACCCTCGCAGGAACCAGTTCACGATCGACGGGATGAAGTACCGAGTGATGACGGTGAAAAACCTGCCTGAGAACCCCATTCTTCAGTTCGTCGTCCGACAAGACCAATGAGCACCAACTTCCAAGCCGATGTCCAAGCTGGAATCGTCGCCGCCATGAAGGCCGACGAGGATCTGGCGACATTGCAGGTGCTCACCTCGGACACTGACGAACTCAAAGAGACCGCATCCATCTTCATCTCGACCGAAATCAGCCGCGAACTCGTCGCTGGCTCACGAGTCTTCATCCTCGACGGACAAGCCATCCTCCGCGTCAACAGGTCCGCATACACTGCGGAGGAAAGCGCACAGATCCGCCAGAATGTGCTCGCGGCACTTCTGAACCCCGTGGCCGATGGCGACTTCGACCAGTTCTCTTTTGAGTCAGCCAAGGTGCTCGGATTCGTACTCGGAGCGCAAAACACCACTTTCACCGACGAGGTCCAGCTGGACTCATTCGCTTTCAAGGTCTGGGCTTACCAACTCTCTCAACAATAACGACATGGCAACCATCCACGACAACGGACAGGACTATGGCACACTGGGAACCGTGCAGACCCAAGCGGGGATGCTGGTGACGCAGTACAACGCCAAAAAATCGTCCGCCACTAAAGAAATCATCGGACCGGCTGGGGACGTTCAAAGTCTCGCGATGTACAACCTCAAGACGGAAATCACGATTGACGGCTACATCTCGGGGACGTTCACGGGAACAATCGGCAGTCAGGCCGGAACCAACACGTTCATCGATTCAATCAACCGAGCTTTCTCGGCTGAAGACGTGGCCAAGCTCACGGTCTCCAAGACGCTGTACGCTGGATTGACCTAATCACCAACCACTTAAGACCATGGCTGAAATCATCAAAGGTGAGGCAGTGACATTCGGAACGGGCGGTTCATCGGCTACGCTGTTGACCTCCGCAACCGTCAACAAAACCTCATCCAAAAAGGAAATCCCTGACGGGAACGGTGGCTTCGGTGCCGTCGTTTACTTCGCGATCAAAGACGAGGTGAACTTCGAGACATACGAAGCGACTTCTCCAAACGTTGGCGACACGGCAACCCTACCGAGTCTCATCTCAGCGTTTGTGACGGGAAGCGTGTTCGTCACCTCGTCCGAGGTCATCGAATCTTCGGAGGATCTGACCAAGTCGAACGTCACAGCAGTCTCTTACGCCAGCATCACCTAACCCATCAACCCCGAGGAGTTTCCGGAAGCGGTGGGTCAAAACCGCGTCTCCTAAATCAAAACCGGCCTTCACCTTGCCATGATCACCTCATTCTACACCACCGGAAATCAACGACTTGCTGTTGCACTTGCAACCATCGGGATTCCACCTCACTCAGAGAACCCCGTTACCGTCGAACGACGAGCACTCCCAAACGGAGAAACAGAAGTTCGCACCACGTTCCACTTCGCAATCGCTGGAACGTGGAAAGGCTTTGGCGGAGAACCTCAGATCGCCATCAAAGCGGACGTCATCGCGTCTGCTTACTTTGCGCTGACTCGCGGGAAAACTCCCGATGGACTCGACTTCCGAATCCTCGCGGAACTCCAAATCATCCATGCGTGTCTCGAGGTTCGTGACGAAATCAACCGGGTGCGAAAGGCAGCAAACCCAGAGCAGTCTTACATCGGGGTGGCCATCTGCGAAAACGCAACCACGCTGGCTTCATTCGTCAGTGCAACTCATGAGCTGACTCGTCAAAAGCTTCGCCGTGGAGTGCTTTACGCGCCGACCGAAACGCTTCAGGACGCCATCAAAACCTTCAAACACTTTGCCTAACCATAACCATGCTCAACGACATCCAACACCTCATCATCGGCGCATCTGGCCCGTCCTCAACCATCGCCGGCATTCCATGCCGACCGCTCACGCTGCAGACCTACGCGCTGATGGAGTTGACTGGGAACGAACTCCTCACCGCACCGAGCACCCGCATGGCGGACGTTCTAGGGTTCATCTACCTGCACAGCGCACCACAGGAAAAGGTGGCCGAGGCAACCGCTGCTTACCTCGCCGGAGACAAGGCGCGAATGCTGAAGGAGGCTCTGAATCTGCCATCAATCCCGCTCGCGGACTTGGCCGACATCGCTCGCCAGATCCGCGAGATGATCGAGCAAGCGACGGGGTCGCAGGTCGTTGTCGAGGGTGCTGAGGTCGCAGTGGGAAACTAAGTCGGGCGGGGATGATTGCTCGCTACATTCACCACTTCGCGAGTGCGTACGGGTGGAGACCGAGCGAAATCCTCGCCCTTTCGATGCATGACGCAAACGCACTCTTTGCTGCCTCGCTCGAAGCGCAGGGACACCGAGTGCGTGCGGTGGTCGATGACTCGCACCTTTGTGAAGCATGAAACTGACGCTCTCAATGGACCTGACGAACTTCAATCGAGTGCTGGGCGTCTACGTCCAGACCTCGAAGAAGGAGGTCAAGAGCATCATCGGGAGAAAGTTTCGAGACGTTGTCATAAAGGCTGGGAAGTTCCACCAAGACACAAGGCCGGAGACGCTCCAAGCCATCGAAAAACAGAAGCAGGACGGACGGGTGCGGATCTCAAAACGAGTGCTTCAGCGGGTCAGCGCACGTCGCTCAAAGCTCATGGCAGAACTTCAGAAAGCGCAAGCGAGCGTGGGGCGCAAAGGCAAGCGGGGAGAGCGTGCAGTCTTCAAAGTGCTAAAGGCAACCGCACAACTTCAGCGAAGCGTGCAGCAAGACCGATGGGAGATGGAAATCAAGCAACGGCAGAATGCAGCTGGCCGAGCTGGAGCGTGGGGGTGGCTTGTGACAGGCACCAACTTCGACAACATCGACCGCCGCCACCCTGCTGCCGTCGTGAAAAAGTTCGATGGTCTCCTCGAGACGTACCTCGAGATTCAAAACAAGAGACCCGGCATCGAGCCGTTCACCGCTCGGGTTGGCTACGTGCAGAAGGCTCTCGGAACCGTGGCAGCTGACATGGCCGCGTACCTCAACCGCAAACTGGGAATCACTTTATGAGCACCGCAACCATTCGCATCGGGGCCGACACTACAAACTTCCGGCAGGGGCTGACGCAAGCTGTCGGCCAGATGCAATCCTTCGCAAAAACGGTCGCCGGTGTCGCCGGTGGACAGGCTCTTTTTGCTGGCTTGCAAGCCGGAATCGGGGCCGTTGGGAGTGCGTTTCGCTCACTCGGTGAGACCTTCAAAGAGAGCATCTCATCCGCTGGAGAGTTTGAAGCCGTCGTCGCTCAGTTCACCACGTTTTACAAGTCTGCTGAAACCGCGCAGGGGGCCGTCGCAGAGCTGGCAAAGTACGCTGCAACCACATCATTCCAACTGGGGGAGGTGGCCAACGCAGGAGCCGGTCTCGCCGCTGCTGGAGTACCTGCCGAGCAACTGAAGGAGTCGATTCGGATCATCGGGGACATCGCTGCCGCCACGAAGAAACCGATGGCTGAGATCCTTCAGCCATACGTCAAGACGCTCTCAGTCGGGAAGATGCAGACTGAGACTTTCCTTCAGTTCCTTGAGCGTGGAATCCCCATCGGGGAAGAGTTGAAAAAGGCTCTCAACCTAAGCGATGCGGGACTTCAGAAGGCACTCACCGAAGGCAAGATCTCGGCGCAGGACATGGTCAACGCACTCCAAGCGATGACGACCACAGGCCTTTTCTCTGGCGCAGCAACCACGCAGGGAAAGACGCTCAATGGCCTCCTATCGACGCTCGCTGACAACGTCGAGGAGGTGAAGCGGAACCTCGGCCTCGCCGCATCGGAAGGCCTCAAACCGCTCATCGAGTTCGCGCAAAATCTCACGGGCCGATTCGCGCCGATTGGAACCGCTCTCGGCAACATCTTCACTGCTGCAACTCAAAAGGCCCTGCTCTTTTCGGATCAGTTCACCGCAGGGTTCGGGCGTGCAGTTGACACCGCAGTCAATGCCTTCCAGATCATCGAGGGGGCCATCAAGAACGGCACACTCTGGGACATCTTGACGGTCTCTGCTAAACTTGCATTTACGGAAGTGCAAGCATTCGGCATTCGGGCTTTGCAGGGGCTCACCGAGGTGTTTTCTGGAGCTGACCTCATCGGTTCTCTCGCTCCAGTAGCCGATTCATTCATCAACCGAATCATCAACGCGGGACCGGCTATCGGTGCTGCTCTTGAGTCTCCGCTAGGAAAGGCGTTCATTCGCGCAGTCGATGAGTTCGTGTCCTACCTCAAGCAGCAAATCGGTTTTGCAGTGACGGGGCTCGCTGACATTGCATTGCCGAGTTTCATCTCTCCGACCCGCAACGAGACAACGGGTCGAGGAATGCGGATGGGTGGCCTCGGTCTGGAAGGGCCGATTGGGTTTGCATCCGGTGGTATCACTTCGGCGCAAGCTGGCGAGATGCTTGCTGCACAAGCGGCAGGATACCCAACCCCGCTCACCCCGGGGGAAGTGCGTGAGACCTTCGCAAACGGGCGCCGCATCACCTACAACACCAAGGAGTCGCTTTCCAACGGAGCAATCATCCCGCCGAGCAACTCGGACGCTTACGCTGAGGGAACACCGGGACAGGGACTCATCGCCGCATTCGAGCGGGGGTTTGCTCGCCAAACCTCCGCCACCGAGCGTCTCCAATCCCAGAACGAAAAGCTCAAGACTGAGTTGGCCAAGCTGACCGAGGCAGCACTCAAAAACGCAACCGCAATCCGCGAGCAGTCGAGCAGTCTTAAAAATCAAACTGAGTTGACCGCAAAGACCGCTCAGGCCGAGGAGAAGAAAAGCAAGGCGACCACTGCGACAGGAGACTTCTTCACATCGCTGGAAAAAATCGGTGGCGGACGACGCACGATGAACCTCGCCCCACGGGGGCCTGTGATCGGCATGGAAGGCAGGGAGCCGGGGTTGCGTGGGGGTGGAGACCTAGGTGGAGGATTCGCCGCGTCAGCCGCTTTTCTCGCCGCAAAGAAACGCGAGGAGATTGCAAAGGTTCCGGTGCAAGGACCTCCCGCTGCCGAGTTTTTCCAGATGCGGGCTCAGCAACTCCGAACGCCGAGAATGGACTTCGACGTGGCACCTGCTTTCCCGCTTCCGGGCGGGGGCATGATGGAGGCCAAGGATCCCGCCGTGCGTGTGCTGCAAGAGAACCAGAGCACGCTGGCATCCAAACTTGATGCAGTGGTGGCAGCAATCACCAAGCAGGGTTCTCTCAACGTCGCTGTCGTATGAGTTTGAACACTGAGTTTCCAGTTTCCGCGCAGGTCGATGAGATGGGTGCTCTGGAAGTCACCTTTCGCACTCGGTACACGCGCACCGGACCCAACACCGAACCGTTTGAGTGGCCACTCACCAAGACGCTCGGCTCTTTCCAGCTGGCGTTTGTAGGGTCTCGCGAGAATGTCGAAATGCTCAGTGACAAACTCGGCACTTCCGAGGGGACGTATCGAGGGCTGGCCTTCTCCAAGAACTTCGTCACCGTCGAAGGTACCATCTCCAACGAACCAATCACCGCTCACCCGAACTTCAACGACTGGGCTGGAGACGCAGAAACACCCGACACCGAGAACGCGATCTGGGAAGATTACGACGGGGCGAAACGGTTCGTTCAGTTTCGCGACGACTTCGAGCTGGCTGGCATCACCACCTACCTCGCGCCGCAGTGGACCTTTAACCTGACGTGGTTGGCAGCTAATGCAGACGCTGCAACCGTTCCCGGAAAGGTCTACACCCTGCCATCCATTCCCAACTTCTCCATGTTCGGTGGCCTTTCACTCTTAGGCACTTCGGTGGGGCAAGAGCAGAACGGGGCCTCTTGGAAAATCACCGCTCAACTTCTCGGCGCACCTTTCTGGTCGTCGGACATCTACACCTAAAAAATGCCTGTGATCTTTAAGGGCGAAGAGGCCGTCAAAACGTCGCACTCGTTTGAAGCTGACGAGTGGGGGAACGTCATTCAGACGTCGGTTCACATCTTCAAAAATAACAAAATCTCCAACATCCTCGCACCAACTGGTCTCCCTGACATGGCCTCAGACTCCCAGCGGAGCATCCTCTCAAGGTCCATGACGTTCGACGAGGGATCGCAAACCACGACGCTCGAGCAAAGGAGCATCTACGCTTACGCTTCGTCAGCAAAAAAGCGGTTGAGCATCGACGCCAACAGCGGCACCGAACCCATCACGGCCAACCCGCGATTCCAAGACCTCGCGGGGACACCAGAGACACCGAATGAAACGAACGCACTCTGGGTCGCATCGAATGACACGGAGTCAACCAAGCGGTTCGTGGAGTTCAAAAAGCCGGGGCTGGTTGGCGTCTCCTCTTACATCGCTGGCAATGGTTGCACGCTCAAAGTCACCTACTTTGACGTCTGGAGTGCGTTTGCCCAGACGGTCAACGACATCGGAAAAATCTCGTTCCCTCCGGTTCCGATTTGGGGGACGACTCTGTCTTGGCTTCTTGCTGGAGCGACCGCAGAACCATTCGGAGACCGCTGGAAAATCACGCTGCTCTATCGCAACGCTTCGGCAAACTACGGGCAGTATTCCGGCGAAGGTTGGTCAACGCTGATTTACTCGTGATTCCGACCGTAACAACGCGGGGCCCCATCGGGCGCACACTCTCGGCTATCTGCCGCGAGTTGGTCAGGTTGCGAGTGCAGAAGACGAAGGACTTCACCTCGAACGAGACACCGAGAGGGACCATCCTCAACCTCGCGCCACCGAAGACCATCACCGAGGGACCAACTCAGGGTCCACGGTATCAACCATTCATCAGCGAAGGGTCAACTCGGTACTGGATCACCCCATGGCATTACGGGTTTGTGGGTCCCGTCATCAGCGTCGGAGATCGTCAGTACCGTGGCTTTCAGTTGACCGGAGGAAACAAGGTCATCGTGGCCACAGTGAAGCTCAAAGCATACGCAACCCGCAACCCTGCGGAAGATTACGACCCCGAAAACATGGACCCAGTGACATACGGGGTGCTCAACTCGTTGATGCTGGTCGAGAGCCAAAGTTCATCGTTTCAAGGGGACCAGACAGCGTTCGGGCTCAATGTCGCTCAACGTGGCATTCCAATCGTCTCTCAAGATCCGTGGGTGGGTTTCTTCACTCAAAGTTGGTTCTTTCCGGTCAAGTTAACGACGCAGTGGAATGAGATGTCCACACGCATCTCAGCGGATGACGTCGTTGCAACCGGCACTCGTCAAATCCCGCTCGAGGAAGGTCAGGAGGACAACCCGTGGATTCCGACCGGATTCTTCAAGGAGTACGAACACGACATCCTCGTTGGCTACCTTCACCAGACGGGCACAAGCGGTTCGACAAGCGGTTACGCGCTGGACCTCATCCGCGAGGATTACACGTCGTTTCCAGCGGTTCCCGAATCAACCGAAATCACAGGTGACAAGACAGGCATCAACGACCAAGCATTCCCTTACTGGCACGCCGAACTGAAACTGGTTCCCAATGCTGTCGTCCCCATCTGCGATCCGGCAGAGGGTGGACCTTACACAACGCCGTGGGAACCGTACGGATTCACGCTCAGAAACCGCGACGAAAACGGCTATCCACCGGGGAGCGATTACCCCGGCAAGGACGAATCGAACCCACTGAGAAATCAGTACCCAAGGCAGCTCGCGTTCATGCTGCCATTCTCGCAAGGGGTCAACTACATCCCCAGCAGCCGAGGTCTAATGGACATCAACGACCAAAGAGAAGCACCACCGTCATGCCTGTGATTCCTCGCCTAAAAACGGGTGGCCAACTCGGTGCCACCATCAACGCCATAATCGATTACCTGCCGAGGCTGGCCATTCAATCGACTCCTGACATCACCGCGACCGTGACCCCGCGAGGGCAGCTGGTCTCGCTCAAGAATCGCCGCACGGTGCAGACCGCTGCACCATCAGCCACAACAAACTACCCTTTCAAGGTCACCGTTCGAGCAAGCAACCCGGGGCAGGAGAACCCGTCTTATAGGGTTTTCGTGCGGTGGGGAACGGTCAACGGACAGGGTGTGACAGATTACCCAGAGGAGGAGGTCGGACCTGCTGCCGACAATAAAAGGGTGGTGCTCAACGTCGCAGGAAACTTCTCCTCGACCACATCGAGCGGAATCGTCTCCTCATCCGTCACCATTGAGGACCAAAGCGCATTCCTGTACGCTGACCCAGTGGCTGAGTCAGTCAGCTACAAAATCATTCTGGCCTTTATACAAGCCGACGAGGGCGGAGGGTTCACTGTCTCGCAGCAAACAGCGGGGCATCAAATCATCGGGCTTCACGGTTGATGACGGCACCTTGAGTGAATGCTCACGCTCACCGTCGCACTCGATTCTGGTCTCGTCTACGTTGGCGGTTTACGCCGATCTGACGACCAAGAGGTGCTGCTCCGAAATGGCGACGTGATCCCGACCGCTATCGAGTTCCGAAACACCATTTCGAGCACCTCGACCGTTGACATGGGATCATCAACGGGCCTGAGGTTAAGCGTCAAGCCGAAGGGGCTATTCGACGCCAACCCTCTTCTCTCCTTTTCCAGTTGGACCCGCACAGTGACGGGCTCAGCCGTTGACTATCGAGCGACGCTCAATACGGCATCAGGTGGCATCGACCGACTCCTCGGCATCGACCCTTACGACTCCGCCGAAGTGGTCGCGGTTCAAACGACCGCAACGACCGCTGACGGAGTTTATTTTGACCTCGCGGACTCGGTCGGGCCGGTGCGGGTTTGGATGGGCACGGCATCCTCCACCGGACCGGAAGCACCTACCGATGGCCGTCTCCTCAAGGTGACCACTCTGGGGACGGAAAACGCCTCAGCAATGGCGACGAAGATCGCGACCGCTCTCGACGCTGACTTAGCCTTCGTGGCTTCCTCCTCTGCCGACATTGTGACCGTGGCCGCATCGACATTTGGCCAACGTCAGGCACCGCACTGCCGGTCTTCTGGCTACGGTGTTACCGTCTTAGTCGCTGGCGGGGATGAGACAGTCACCGATGTTCCGTCCGTAGTACTGCAAGCGGAGATTGCATGGGCTTACTCTGGCAATCTCACGACGACCAGAGCACTTCGCTGGAAGGTTGAAAATACCAACAGACGAGCATCTCAACCCGTTTCACTGCCTTTTTTCGACTCATCCAACATCGCCGCGTCAGTGGTGTTGTTTACCGCTCAATCGCTCACAGCACCCCAGCAAGCACAGGCTCGAGCCAACATTGGTGCAGGAGCCGCAATTGCTGGCACAGGCGTTGACGGGAACATCGTCGGTGTCGTCGCTGGCGTGACAACTTACACAACGCTTTCCGCTTTAGGGGTTGGCGTTGATGGTGGCCAAGTTTAACAAAATCAAGAGATTATGCCGAACACGATCCAACTTAAACGCCGCACGACCTCAACGGGCGTGGCCGGCATCACGCTCGCAACTGGTGAGCTTCTCTTCCAAGAGTTTGACAACCAGTTGCTGATTAAAAAGTCGAACGGGGATGTCATTCCGCTCGGTGGCGAAGGCACTGCCACCTCCGAAGGGATGGTCACGACAGCCAACCGGAACCAGACCATCGCGGGAACCAAGACGTTCAGTGGGACGGTCAACCACACCGGACCTCTTCAGATCGGTGGTACGGCAGTCACTGCTGATGCTGGTGAGTTGAACAAGCTCGACGGGGTCACGACGACGACGGCTGAGTTCAACAAGCTGGCAGGTGTTACGGATGGCACCGCGTCAGCAAGCAAGGTGCTGATCGTCGATAATGCGTCGAATCTCAACCTCGGTGCTGGGCTCATCTCGACAACCGGAGTGCCGACAAACGACGCCCATCTGGCCAACAAAAAGTACGTTGATGACGTCGCTCAGGGGTTGGACATCAAAGCCTCCGCGCACGTCGCAACGACCGAGGCACTGCCTTCGGTGGCGTACAACAACGGTTCGAGCGGGGTCGGTGCCACGCTGACCTCGAACAACAACGTCGCGTTGTCCATCGATGGCCACAACTTGGCCGTGGGTGAGTCGGTGCTGGTGAAGAACCAAGCGAGCGCACTGCAAAACGGTCTCTATCAGGTGACCGCAGTCGGTAGTTCCGAGTCTCCATTCATTCTTACGCGCCGCACGGATGCTGACAGTGGAACCGAGTTGAGTGCTGGTTCATTCGTCTTCATCGAGCAGGGGAGCACCAACGGTTCAACGGGTTGGGTGCTTTCAACATCGGGAGCAATCGTCATCGGGACAACCGCGCTGACGTTCACGCAGTTCTCTTCGGCTGGCATCGCTGACGCTGGGGATGGGTTGCAAAAGGTCGGGACCACCCTCTCTGTCAAAACGGCATCCTCGAGCCGCATCGCAGTGTCATCGAGCGGGGTTGATTTGGCCGCCTCAAGTGTCACCGCTGCATCAAATCAAGTGCTCTTTACCGTGGACACCTACGGGCGGGTGACGAGTGCCACAAACTCCATTCCCGCAACGGCTGGGATTTCCATCGACTGCGGAGACATCTAAACTTCGGGGATGCCGAACTTCATCCGCCAACTCCGAAAGGCAACGTCTGGGACTCCTCCCATCGAGGGGATCCCGTCGGGCGTTCTGCTCGTCAACACCGCCGACCAAACGCTCTCGTTTCCAAACGCAGCAGGGAACGGTTGGGTGACCATTCAGGCGGGAGCGTCGGCACCTTCATTCGCACTTCAGCAGTTCGCTTTTGACGCGAACGGATCGCAAACCGCATTCACAACGACCTCGACCGACTCAACCGACGATCACTTCATCGTGGCCATCGGAGGTGTCTTCCAAACCGCTGGAACGGACTACACGGTCACATCTGGTGTTGTGACGTTTACGAGCGCACCACCGAGCGGGGAGAAGGTCAACATTCTCGTGGCATCCGGCGGGGTTGCTGGGCCTCAAGGACCATCTGGCATTCAAGGACCAGCAGGGCCCAGTGGCGTGCAGGGAGTTCAAGGCCCGTCCGGAAGCATCGGTTCTACGGGGGCCACAGGGCCTAGCGGTTCGACGGGGCCTGTTGGCGCGACTGGGTTGACAGGGCCTTCTGGAGCGCAGGGCATTGCTGGACCAGCTGGTGGGGCGACTGGCTCAACTGGTGCGACTGGACCGATGGGGCCTTCGGGATCCCCCGGTGGAGCAACCGGTGTTGCTGGTGCGACGGGTGCAACGGGAGCTGATGCTCTCTGGTCTTACACGGGGGCGTTCGACTTGGGGACCTCATACGCTGTCGGAGACTTGGCCACCTATCAAGGGAGTCTCTGGTATCGTAAAAATGCCAACGGCGGAAACGTCGGAGACATTCCGAGCACGTCATCAAACTTCTGGGACATCATCGCCTCAAAGGGGGCTAACGGACCGCAGGGCGATCAGGGTGCAACCGGAGCAACTGGCGCAACGGGAGCCGCTGGCACGATCTACTTTGCAGGAACCGACGTCCCTTCACCAACCCTCGGCAAGGTCGGTGACGTTTATTATCGCGACTCTTCAACGCCAAACGATTCACCGGATGTCAAAATCGTCTCTATCTACGTCAAGACGGAGAGCGGCTGGGGTGGCGCACTGAATGTCAGTGGACCGCAAGGGGCGACTGGTCCATCTGGACCGGCTGGGATTCAAGGCCCCCGCGGATTGCAGGGTTTTGAAGGACCGATAGGACTGCAGGGTGCCACTGGTGAAACGGGACCTCCCGGGCCAACTGGTTCGCCGGGAGTTGACGGGCAAGATGGCAGTCAAGGTTGGGCTGGTCCTCAAGGCGAAACGGGAGCAACAGGATTGACCGGAGCAACCGGACCAATCGGAGCAACCGGAGCAACTGGACCATCGGGTGAAGCCGGTCCAACCGGAGCAACTGGTGAGACGGGTCCAACCGGACCATCAGGCGAAGCTGGTGGCCAAGGCGACCCCGGAGTGCCGGGTCAAACTGGCGCAACTGGCGCAACGGGTCCGAACTGGGCAGCAACAGGGGCAACCCCATCAAACACCGTTGTCCCTGCGGGTTACTTCAACGCGGGGCAAAATAGGCTGGTGCCGTACTACACGCTATGACACGCGTCTCTAACAACTTACTCAAGGATGCAGGGACGACGGGGAAGGCTCTTCTCACTGCAACGACGGCTGCTGCTGCACGAACGACGCTCGGACTGGCAACGGTGGCGAGCACAGGCAACTACAACGACCTTATCAACAAGCCATCAGGTGGGGGTTCGTTCGCGGGAACGTATCATTCCGTTGAGTTTGTAGCAGATGGAACGAGCATCTCTTTCTACGGGCTTTTCCCTGATGGCATCGGTGATTTAACGCCGCCAACAAGCTCATCCGCTTACGTTGTGAGTGTCGGAGGAGTGCATCAATCTCCGAGCGCATACGCCATCTCGTACACGACCAATAACACGCCGGAAAAGGGGCTGATCACTTTTGGAGAGGTCATTCCGAGCGGACTAAAAGTCTCTGTTCAAGTTACTTTCTAACACTCTATGCCACAACAACTGACGAAAATCGAAATCGACATGATCTCGCAAGCCGCGCAGACGGCTTTGCAAGGTCAAGCTGGTGCAACCGGTCCTGCTGGGCCTCAGGGCGAAACGGGGCCTCAAGGGGTCGCTGGGGGAGCCGGAGCAACGGGACCTGTCGGAGCAACAGGACTGACAGGAGCAACTGGCCAGCAAGGCGTGCAGGGCAACGCTGGAGCAATCGGAGCAACGGGTCCGCAGGGAACGCAGGGAGCAACCGGCGAAGTCGGGCCAACTGGGGTTCAAGGTGTTCAAGGCCCGACGGGTTTGACAGGTGCGACAGGAGTGCAGGGTGCAACTGGCCAGCAAGGCGTGCAAGGTGACGTCGGAGCAACTGGACCAAGCGGGGCGCAGGGAAGCCAAGGGGCAACCGGATTGCAAGGGACACAGGGGGCAACGGGGGAAACTGGATCGCAAGGTGCCACTGGTGCGTCTGGGCAGTCTGACAAGTATGCGACCACATCGACGACCTCGCTTCTCACCGGCAACGGGAGCAAGACGCTGACGGTTGCAACGGGGCTTTCGTACACGGTCGCTCAACCCGTCGTCATCGCTGAGACGGGCGGGACGGCCCATATGCACGGGACGGTGACGAGTTACAACTCGGGGACGGGGGCGTTGGTTGTCGATGTCTCGAACCACACGGGTTCTGGCACGTTCAACTCATGGTCCGTCAATCTCGAGGGTGCTGTGGGTGCTGTCGGGCCGACTGGGCCACAAGGCGCGACAGGTTCGACTGGTGTTGCTGGTCCGACCGGAGCAAGTGGAGTCGCTGGCGCAGATGGAGCAACGGGGCCACAAGGGACTCAGGGTGCTACGGGGCCAAGCGGAGCGCAGGGCGCCACGGGCGAGACTGGGCCGACAGGCGCACAGGGGTTGACTGGTCCGACCGGATCGCAAGGGCCGACAGGGCCGAGCGGGTTGCAAGGTGTCCAAGGTGACATCGGGGCGACAGGATTGACGGGAGCAACTGGGTTGACTGGTTCGACCGGTGTTGCTGGTCCGACAGGAGCATCGGGAGCGCAGGGGATTCAAGGTGACCCCGGGCCGATTGGTGCAACTGGCGCGCAGGGTCCAACCGGATTGACTGGCGCGACGGGTGCCGGTGCGACGGGTGCGACGGGCGTAGCTGGTGATCGCTACACCACATCCTCGACCACTTCGCTTTCGCTCACGACCGGAGTCAAGACGCTCACGGTGGCAGCAAACCTCGCGTTGTCCGTCGGCCAGAACGTCGTGCTGGCTTACGACGTCGATCACCGCATGACGGGCATCGTCAACGCGTACACGGCCAACACGGGGGTCTTGGAGGTTGACGTGGTGAAAGTGCTCGAAGGCACCGGAACCTACGCATCATGGGCCATTTCGCTTGATGGTGCGGTTGGACAGGTCGGAGCAACCGGTGCTGTCGGACCAACTGGTGTTGTGCTCGGTGGAGGGATTCTCTCGCCGCGTTTCACGGGCAACGGAAGTGCGACTGAGTTCGGCCCGATTGAGGGCTGGGATGGTCCGCAGAACGACGAAGCGGGCTATCTCGTTTACGTTGGCGGTGTTTTCCAGCGTCCCGACGAAACCAATGGCGGGTTCACCATTACGGGGACGACACAAGCCAACTCGAAAATCGTCTTCCCGAGCGCACCAGCAAGCGGTGTTGTCATCGACGTGCTAGCGGTGCAGGTGACGGGGGCCAAGGGAGCAACGGGAGAAATGGGTGCAACGGGTCCTGCTGGGTCTGGAGGTGGTGCTGGCATCTCAGCATGGTCGAGTTCAACCACTTATGAGGCCGATGACTTCGTGTGGAAGAACAACAACATCTTCCGAGCGTTGTCACAGAACACGGCGAATGATCCGGAAGGGTCAGCGCAGCACTGGCGTCGCATGGTGCCAACTGGGAGCTGGGACACAAACATCGCTTACAAACAAGCCGAGTTGGCAGTTTACAACGGGCAGCTTTACATCGCTTTGGGCGACAACAATGGCTACCAACCCAACAACAACTACCAGTTCTGGGCATTGGTAGCTGGCGCGACGGGTGCGACTGGTCCTTCCGGCATGGATGGCAATGTTGGCGCAACGGGGCCGCAGGGAGCGCAGGGAGCAACCGGTGAGATGGGGCCTTCTGGCGTTCCGGGCACGGATGCAAACATGATGGGCGCGACGGGCGCGACGGGACCAAGCGGAGAAGTTGGGCCGACGGGGGCGACGGGTGCTGGCGAAACCGGAGCAACTGGCGAAACCGGAGCAACTGGACCAGAAGGCCCTACAGGCCCGAACTATGCAACAGGGGACGCTCCATCCAACACCTCGACGGTTGTCGGATGGCTTGACGCTGGCAGTGGCAAGCGCATCCCTTATTACGAGTAGCCATTGAGATGAGAAAACCCCTAGGCTGGAGAGGATGACAACTCTCCATTGCCTAGGGGTTCCTCATACCGTCACGCACCCCGATTACTCAGCGTGCGCGTTCACTCAAAAAGTCTTGAAGTTCTTGGAGATGTTCAAGGACTCGAGCGAATACCGCACGATCCATTACGGACACCCAGACTCCATCACTGCCGCTCACGAGCACGTCAATGTGACCTCTCGTGACATCCTGCAAGAGACTTACGGGGACTACGACTGGCGTAGAAACCAGTTCAAGCACTCGTCACAAGACCTTGCACATCGGGCCTTTAACCTCATCGCTGGCGAGGCAATCAAGCGGCGCAAGAAGAAAGGCGACATCGTGCTGGCCTTCTGGGGAGGCACGCAGGAAGCAACGCACATCGCCAACGCTGACAAGGACCTGATCATCGTCGAACCCGGCATCGGCAGTGGCCATGCGTTCGCTCCGTTCCGTTGTTACGAGTCTTATCCACTCCGCTCAGCGTTTGTCGGAACCGATGGTGTTTCCTACTGCAACCCAAAGTGGTATTGGCGGGTGGTGCCGAACTACTTCGACACGCGCAACTTCGACCCGACGCAGAAGCGAGAAGACTATGCGCTTTTCATCGGTCGTCTCGGAACCAACAAGGGCTTGGATCTCGCCATCGATGCGTGCAAGCGAATGGGTGTTCGACTCAAGGTCGCTGGCCAAGGTGGGCCTGAGGGCATCGGTCTCAAGGAGTGGCCTGATCACGTCGAGTTCGTCGGCTACGCTGGCATCGAGGAGCGCAAAGAGTTGATGGCCAAGGCTCAGTTTGGATTCCTGCTTTCGACGTACTGGGAGCCGTTTGGCGGGACCGCTGTCGAAATGATGCTATCGGGATGCGTTCCGATCTGCTCTGACATGGGCGCGATGACGGAGTACATCGTTGACGGTGTGAACGGGTTCCGGTGCTCGACCATGGGTGACATCCTGCGAGCCATTCGGATCGGCTATCGTATCGATCGCTCAAAGATGGTCGCCTTCGCTCGCGCCAACTTCTCGCTCGATGCTGTCAGGCCAAAGTTCGAGCGTGCTTTTGCCGACTTCCGCGACGTGTTCAGCGGGGCGGGTTGGTATGAGGACCACAATAGGCCGTGGACGGTCGGCTATGGTCTGGACTACTCGCCGCTCAGTTGATGGCGGACAGTAGGGTGTGGACTGGAAATCATTACTTCCGACAATCGGGCGGGTCATTGGTGGCCCGCTCGGAGGCATGGCTGTCGAGGCCGTTGGCAAAGCCATCGGAATCAGCGAACCAACCATTGCCAAGGTGCAGGATGCTCTCGATGGCAATACGCTCACAGACGCGCAAATCGTGGCTCTGCGCGAAGCGGATGCTCAACTCAAGGTGAGGATGCGGGAACTCGACATCGACCTTGAGAAACTGGCGACAGAGGACCGAGACAGTGCGAGACGGATGCAAGCAAAGACACAGTCTCGTGTTCCAGCTGTGCTCGCTCTCATCATCACGGTCGGATTCTTCGGTGTGCTCGCAGGTCTGCTCACCGGACATTTCGACCTTTGGGATAATGCAGGGATCACGATGCTCATCGGATCGCTCGCGACCTCGTGGGGCATGGTCGTCTCCTTTTACTACGGAAGTGCCGCAAACCTCGGGAGGCCACCAGAAAAGAAATGAACCTCAAGGAGTACGGCATCGACATCGCATTCCTTTGCGCTGGACTTTTCGGGGCTGTCCTGACGACAGGAAAGAACGCCGCACGCAACCTCGGGAGCACTATCTCCTCACTCGTGGCCGGTGCTGCCGCTGCGAACTATCTCACCCCCGTTGTGGTGCAGCTGGTCAAGGTCGAGGGGGAACGCACGCAATACGCCATCGCTTTTCTGCTTGGGTTCGTCGGACTCCGGGCTGTTGAGTTTGCTTCGCGGAAGTTGATACCGCACGCCATTACGGAAGAACACCATGAGCCCGAATCTCCTCACCCTCGCAAACGGAACCGCTAACGCACTCATCGCGTTGGGTGGGATTGCGTTCGTTCTCTTCGTATTCGGTCGGCCGGAGTCCAAGATTTACGAGTCTCCAAAGATTGCGAAGCTGATGAAACTCGGGCTTTCGCTCGTGTCGGTCGGGGCAGTCCTGAACATCGTGACATTCTCAACCCCGCCGATCTCGGAGATCGTGCTGAACTTCGGCCTCGGGCTCACCTTCGTCCTCGCTGCGGTCTGGCACTTTCAAACATTTGTACGCCACCACCAAACAACGAAAACCGATGAACTTCGACCACTCAAACCCGCACGACCTGCTCGTCGTGCCAAGCGTCAATCTCGCGGCACTAATGCTCGGGTTGACTGAGGTGCACCAGCTGGTCAGCATCGGCGCAGCATTAGCAGCACTCGTCTACACGGTGCTCAAAATCGTCCAACTCTACCGAGACCTGAAATGACCCTCTCAGACCAAGGCCGAAAACTGCTTCTCGATTACGAGGTCGGGGGCGGAGAACCCTATTATCGCAAGTTCCTCTCTCGTCCGACATGGCCGGGGGAATCGTCGGGTGTGACCATCGGCATCGGCTGGGATGCTGGCTACAACACCGAGAGCCAACTGCTCGAAGCGTGGTCGATGCTGGCCGACTCAAGTCTGGAATTGCTCAAGGGAGCCATCGGCATTCGAGGTGAGAGTGCTCGCCTCTGGCTCTCCTCTCGTCCTGCTGTTCGCGATTTAGAGATCCCGTGGGAGAAGGCTCTCGACGTGTTCGAGCGCATCACGGTGCCTAGGTTCTACCTGCAAACCATGCGGATTTACCCACAGGCGGAGACGTTGCCAGCAGCCGCACGCGATGCTCTTCTCTCGCTGGTCTTCAATCGGGGCACCTCGCTTGCAGGAGACCGCCGCGCCGAGATGCTGGGGATCCAAAACTGCCTTCGTGATGGTCGAACGCATGACGTTCCGGAACTGATCCGCTCGATGAAGCGACTCTGGCCCAACACAACGGGACTGCAAAAGCGCAGGGACGCGGAGGCAGCACTGTTTGAGAGTGCAGTCTAACCTGTTGCGTGTTAAAGGGTGGCGCGATGCAACCCGACTGGACACCCGAACACCTCGACACTCCCGCCGAACTGCTCGCTGAGCGGTTCGGCGTTTCCGTCTTCACAGCGACCGAAATCCTCCGCTGGCACGAGGCAGAGCAGTTGCTCCATGTCGAACAGACCGCGTCAGCCATGGGTGGCGCACATCTGCACCGCATCCTCGCGTGGATGCTCGGCCCCGGGGATGCCAAGGCAAAAGCGGTGGCTCTTTGCTTCGCTGCCGACCTACAGCCGCTCATCGGATGGACGACTCTGGCGGAGGCAGCTGACGAACTCGGCATGACCTCAGCCAACCTTTCCAAGCTCCAAACGGAGATTCAAGCATGGTTGGAACTGCCTGAGAACCAGTGGAATAAGACGAAGTTCCGGTGTCGCCAGCAGGGGAAACCAATCACGAAGGAACTGCCGACGGTTGAAAGGGTTGCACAGTCTTTCCGCAGGTGGTTGCAACGTGTTGATGTTAAGGCATTAACCACTGAGCAGAAGGCACTTGTGAAGCGGACTCTATCAGGGGTTGTTGAGTTCGCGGAAACCCTTTGAGGATTAGGCACTTCGGAGCAGTTGACGGGATGCTTCGAGCGTGGGACGATTCATTCACGTTCATCCGGTTTTGCCGGTTGTCTGGGTTGTCCGATGCGGGGGAGTGAGGTCTCCCGCATCGGTAAACTCCTCAAACTCAACGAGTTTGCAGGGCATAAAAAAAAGATAAAAAAACTGTTGGACAGAAAACGAGAACTGTTGTTTACTGGGTGCAGTTGAGGGACGGAGCGCCCGAGACGAAACAACAAACCAGACATCACACCATGCAAGACCGACTCAACATTAAGACGCGGACTCAAAAAACGCTGGATGCCGCAAAAGACGCCACCCCTGATCAGGTCGCAATCGCCCTTCGTCGAATGAGCGAACAAACCCGCCGATTCGGCTCAACCTACTGCCCCGCGTGGCTTTTAGTGCGGTTGGGTGGACTAGGGGAGCATCAAACCGCTTTCGGGACGTTCCGGTTGTCCATGTTTGGACGGTCGCTTGCTAAGTTCAAGGTCTCTGCTCCAAAGCACTAACCAACCCCCAACCCCCAACCTCACCTCACACCATGACAACAACATCCAAAACCATCCAAGGCGCGATCCTGCTGGCTCTCGCAAACCTCGACTTCGTCTTCTTGGCCACCGTCCAGTTCGACGGATTCGCACTCGCATTCGGGCTGCTTGGCCTAGTCTCAACCGGAATCGGTTGGGCGTACATCCTCGATGCATCAAGAGAGGAGGCACGCAAGTGAACCACTCAATCATCCTGCACGAGAGCCGTGAATGGCACCTCGTCCCACCAGAGGACTACGCAACAATGATTCAAGCACGGGATGCTGCTCTCTGCATCGCCCAACGGCTCCTCGTCACCAAGCGCATCGAGACCCCGCACGGGGATCTCATCCTCGCGCCTAATGGCCGGTGCCGACGTTGCAACGGGGAGAAACCCGCCAAACGTGGCCAACGCTACTGCTCGTCCTGCTCTCAAATCAGCAGAGTCGAATGCATGAGGGCTTACTGGCAAAGGAGGTCGAAATGATTGCCATCGACCCCGGAGTGTCAGGTGGTTGGGCCTATGACATGGAGCAGGGTGCAATCGAATGCTGCCGGATGCCAGAGACCGATGGGGACATCCTGACGGGCCTTCGCAACCTTTGGGCAGTTGGCCACCGAGAGATTCGGATGGAGATTCCCGCGAAAGCGATCTTCGGTGCTGGTCACTCATCACTCGCGGTGCTCCATCGCAACGTGGGGTTCATTCAAGGGGTGGCCATGGCTCTCGGGTTCTCGCTCCTTCTCATTCAACCAAAGGCATGGCAGAAAGTCATCGGGATCTCCAAGCGACCCGGGGAGGAGCAGAGAAAGTGGAAGAACCGACTCAAGGAGGAGGCCCAACGACGCTTTCCCAACCTCCACATCACTTTGAGCACAGCGGATGCGGTGCTCATCCTCGCCGCTGGATTAGCGGCACAAAACAACAACAGACAGTAAAACCATGAACAACGAAAACAAACCACTAGCCCTGTTTCAGGGAGTCTCGGACCCCGTCGGGGCAGCAATGCAACTAGGTGAGGCCTTCGCATCCTCGGGGATGTTCGGGTGCACCAAACCAGCGCAGGGGGCCATCCTCGCTCTCCAATGCCTGACGTCGGGCCTGACACCGTTCGAAGTAACGCAAACGTACCACCTGCTCGACGGCAAGCTGTCGATGAAGGCCGACGCAATGCTCGGTCGCTACAAGGCAGCAGGTGGCAAGGTCATCTGGGGCACTCGAACTGCCGAACGAGTCAAGGCTCGGTGGGTCTACGGGGAAAACGATCTAGAAATGGAGGTTACGATGCAGGAGCTGGTGGCCAGCGGGGTTGCGCTCGGCAAGGGTGGCGAACTCAAAGAAAACTACAAAAGACACCCACGCCAGATGCTGACCGCTCGACTCATCTCAGAAGCCGTGCGGTTACTCGCACCGGAAGTCGTGAGCGGGATCTACACTCCCGAGGAAGTGAGCGACTTCGGACCGGTTGAGAGGGTCGAGAAACCCGCGCAGGTGCAGGTCGTCGAGCCAGAAGCGTTGCCACCTGCTGAGGATGCAGAGCAGGAGTTCCGTGACCTCCTCGGGGAGCACTACACTTCGGCACTGTCATTCTTCAAAACCGACTTGCTCACGCTCCTCGCGCCTAAAGTCCAAAAGGACATCCGGACCCGCACCGCTGACCTCATCGCCAAACTCTAAACCACCATGTTCAAAATCGATCGCAACGCAGCACCGGAGAGCTCGTGGATCAAGACCCCGGGCATCTACTCGGGGACAATCAAGTTCCCTGCAGAAATCGAATGCACCCCGAAGGGCGAAACGAAGATCCGTCTCGAGTTCGTCACGGAGTCGGGGGCGAAGGCAACTGATGACATCATCAACGCCGAGTCACTCTGGTGGAAGCTGAACGTCTTACTGGCCGCCGCTGATCCTGACGGGAGCAAAATCAACATCCCAAACGGGCAGAGTGCGGACTTCTCGAAGAACTCGAACTTCATCGAGTTCGTTCGGAAGTTCGACGGGCTCGCTGTTACCTTCGCCGTTTACCTTGAGACATACCTCAAAAAGGACGGATCTCAAGGGACGGCCACCAGACTTCGCCCGATGGATCCGCGAAAGGGGAAGAATCAACTCCCTGCAAAGGCATTGGAGCAAATCAAAAAGGCCGAGGAGGAAGCCGAAGGACCGGACGAGGTCCCGTTCTAAGCCATGCAACCACAGCAACTTGATAACCTAATCAGGCAAGCCATGCAAACTGTCGAAGCAATCAAAACCGAGGTCAGAGCAGTGCTGCTCTCCTCAGAGTTTCGCGACCAACTCCGAGCGATCGTTCGGGACGAACTGACGGACGAACTCCGCGACCAAGGCAAGAACCCGGACGCACTCGCGTTCGAGCTTCGGTTCCTCCGCAGGGAGCTGGAGGCACTCACAAAGCAACTGGCCAACACTCAGGAGGACGCAGAATGAGCGAGGACATCAACAGGCAGATCTTCGACTTTTTGTGGCAGATCGACTACTCGTTCGGGAGCGTCAACTGTCCTCAAGCCGAGCGTGACTGGAACTATCGGGCCATGCGTGCCGAGGTTGATGACAGCAAGCTGACAGGCGTTGTGCTCGCCATGGCAGGGAAAATCGAAGCGGTTCTCGGCAATCCCGCGATCACTGAACAGACCGAGAAGTGCATGAGGCTCTACCACCAAGCCAAGTTGGCCTACGTCGAGAAGTCGGTGTTCAAGGCAGAGTTCGACAAACTGAAAACCGCACTCAAAACCCCAATCAAATGAACCACATCCATCGCATCGGGGCTGGCGTGCTCGCCGCTCTCCTGATTAGCGTGCTCGTCGGTCTCGTGGCGGTGGGCAACCGAACAGAGAAATGAAAAGCATCATCCACTGGGTCAATGCGGAAGAAGAACTCCCACCTCGAGACAAGCCGATTCTTGCGCTCGTCACCGAAGGACACCGCGAGTTTGTAGCAACAACTCACCGACTCTCAAGGGGGTGGCAAGGCATCAAAGTGCCGGCCAAGGTCGTCCTCTGGGCGCACCTGCCGAAACCACCAACCATCATCCCAGAATGAAAATGCGTGACCAAATCGACCTGCTCGAGAGGCAGGTCGAGGATCTTAAATCGGCCTTCGAGGACATCTGGGGGACCCTCTCGCTGTACCTCTCGGAGGAGCAGTTGGAGAGCGTCAAAAGCTATCACTCTGAGGAGTTTGCACTGCTCGAAGGGAGGGACGAATGAACGACGAACTGCTCAGAAATGGCGCACCGGTCGAACTCGTCGAGGCACTGCTGGCGGAACTGGCGAAGGCGAATCAGGACTACCTGACGACGAACCGTGACTTCCTCGAGTTGTCTAAGGCCTTTGCAAAACTGACGAAAACCGCGCAGGACCTGCAACAGCACAACGCTATGCTACAGGCAAAGCTTGAGGAGGCATACCAAGCCGCGAACCCGCTCACACTGGCGGAACGGGGGAAGCACAAGGCGCTGCAAACCATGTACGACGCCGCACTCGAAGAAATCAAACGATTGAAGAACTGACCTCGGAGCAGGTCGAAAAACAACCATGCTGACACCGTATGAACGCGCCGCAAGCTACGCGGCAAAAGTGCCCGGGGCCGTCTCTGGGCAGGGAGGCCACTCAGCCACCTATGATCTCGCAAGAGTGCTGGCTCACGACTTCGCACTAAGCGAGGCCGAGAGCCTGCAAATCCTCGAGCAATGGAACCAGAGGTGTTCACCACCGTGGTCTCGCAAGGAACTCGAGCACAAGGTCAGGCAGGCCGCGAGCAAGCCGCACAACAACCCGCGAGGGTCGAAGCTCGACACGCACCAGACCGTCAGCCCGACGGGAAGGTTCATTATCAACCGGAACGCGGCACCAGTGGATCTCTCAGGGGATGACTCGTCGGCATCGACGATCCGATTCCTCAAGGCCGCATTCATGCCCGGTGAGCTGGTCTGCATCTGCACTCAGGCACTCGAGAGTGAAGACGGGAAGCACCGACCGGGGAGCCATGGAACCTTCAAGCCTCTTGAGTGGTTCATCGACCAAATCGAGCAGGGAGACAACCCGTTCACCTGCTCGTCAGCATCGGGGCGATGGATCCGCATCAACCCCTACCGGAACGAGAGTTCGACGGGGGCGGATTCCAACGTGAGCGCATACCGTCACGTGCTCATCGAGTTCGACGACCTGCCAGAGGCTGACCAGTTGGCCACCCTCAAAGGATCCAACCTGCCGCTCACCGCTATCATCTCGAGCGGGGGCCGATCGTTCCACGGTTGGGTCCGCGTTGACGCACCCGACAAGGCAACGTGGGAGGCCCGTCGTGACCTCGTTTATCAATACCTTGAGGACGCTGGACCTTGTCCCGCGAATAAGAACCCCGGCAGGTTCTCGCGTCTGCCGGGATGCAAGCGGGGCGACCAGTGGCAACGGCTGGTCTCACTCCGCGAGGGACCGGAAACGTGGGAAGAGTTCGAGCAGTGGTTCCGCCGCAGGGACCTGCCGCAGGTCATGACGTGGGAGACCCTCAAGGATATTCCCATCATGCCGGATCCCACCTGCATCCTAGGGGAGCGGTGGCTCTGCAAGGGTGGTTCGCTGACCATCGTCTCATCATCGGGCGTCGGGAAATCCTCGTTCTGCTTGCAGTTCGCCACAGCAATGGCCACTGGCACTCCTTTCTTCGGTATCGCACACCCCGACGGGAAGCCGATGCGTGTCGGGATCATCCAAGCAGAGAATGACTGGGGGGACGTGCTCGAAGCTATGTTCGGATCGGTCCAGTGGCTCTTGTCAGCAGGTCGAGGGACAGCAGGGGCGGGGAAGCTCCTCAACGAAAATCTGAAACTCTTCCGCGAGAACACGAAGACCGGTGCCATCTTCCTCGGCATCCTCCGCCAACTCATTAAAGAGCACCGACTGGAGGTCGTCATCATCGACCCGCTGATGGCGTTCTTCGGGGGCGATGTGAACGACCAGAAAGGGATGAGCGTCTTCCTCCGAAACACCCTGCAACCGATTCTCGAGGAGACTGGGTGCGTCGTGGTGCTCATCCATCACACGGCCAAACCGAAAGCCGAGAAGGCCCAATCCTCGAGCGAGGTGGCGTACCTCGGAGCAGGGTCCAGCGAACTCACCAACTGGTCTCGCGAGGTCGCTGTTCTGCAACGAGAGCCCGACCGGAAAGACGGGAACAAGGCCGCATTCAGCCTGACCCTTTGCAAGCGTGCTGGCCGCTCGGGGATGGTGGATGAGGAGGGAAACCGCCAACCCAAGATCCGAATCGACCACTCAACGCAGGGCATCTGGTGGGTCTACGCACCCCCACTTCCTCCCGATTCCGAGCCGGAAAAGAAGGGGAAAAAGGACGGTGAATGGACAGCAAATCGGGACGTGAAGAGCCCGATACCTAAGCGATTCAGAAAGGAGCAGGGAGAATGAATAATCCGTTATTAAATAAAACCTATTCCCCCCGCCCCGTACCACCCCCCCATCGGGAACCCCACCGGGGGCCCATAGCCACCCCCCTTCATAGGGGGGGGTGGCGTAGGGACCCCCGTGGGGATTCCCGTGGGGAGGGGTGGGGCGAGGGCAGAGAGAGGGGAGAGAAGACAAGAAAAACCCCATTCCGCTATCTCCACCCTCGGAACGGTCTAGGACGCCGATTTGAGGCCGTTCTGTTCGATTTTCGGCCATTCGGTGACGGAATCAAAACCGTAAAACGCAATGCAGGACGGAAACGACCAATCTCCCAGAGAGCAGCAACAACCAAACAACCCGTAAACTAAAAATAACATGATGATGACTATAACACCGGAAGAGGCCCGCCGACTCGTGGCCAAGTTCAAAGAGCGAGGGCTGATCATCGCGCCGGTCGAACAACCGACCATCGAGCCGAAGCGCAGGGTCTTCAACCGGCTCTCGACCATCGAATGCGACCAGTGCCATCAGCCCTTTGAGCAGACCTCACCAACGCAGAAGCGGTGCAAGGGTCAGTGCTCGGTCAAGGCGAGGAGCGCACGGACGAAGCAGTGGCTCACTGATCACGGGTTGAGAGGGTTTGACCTTGGCTCGACCAGCTGCACCAACTGCGGGACGACGTTTGCCAAAAAGACCCGGGGGCACTGCTACTGCTCGGAGGAGTGCAGACTCCGCATGAGGTATCAGGCTGACCTCGAAGCCAAGAGGGAGAGAAAACTAACGAAGACAGGGAGGACGAAATGAAAGACAACCAAACCGAAGCGGAAGTGAATCCCAGATGGATCCGCATTCGTGATGCTGTTCGAGTCTCTGGCATTTGTCGGAGTTCGATTTACGAGTTGATCAACTCCGGTGCTGTCAAAAGTTTCTCGCACAAAAAGGAAGGTCAAACTTTGGGACAGAGGCTCATCTCATACCAAAGCCTGATCGACTATCTCGATGCCGCTTATGAGGCTTTCAAAAAGGAGGTGCAGGAATGAGAGACGCACTAGACCCAGACCACTGGACCAATGGCGGTGAATGCGATCACCCGCACCCTGATGCGCTTGCGATGGAGGCACTGGACGCTGAGAACAAACAACTCCGCGCAGAGGTCGAGCGGCTGAAGGAAGCTCAACGCTGGATTTCGGTGAATGAGCGGTTGCCGGAAGCAAACACTGCCGTTTTAACGAGATGGAGAGGCGAGACTTTTAGCGTTGAGTGGAGGTTTCCAAGCGGTGAATGGACTACAGGGTCGTTCGTTACGCACTGGATGCCGCTGCCACAACCGCCGATGGAGGTGGAGAAATGATCGACCCTGCAGAAATACGGGCGATTGTCGAGAGGATGCGGTCGCAAGGCCGCATCACCTCAGCCGAGCCGGACAAGGCAACCGACAAGCAATCGTTGTCAGTTCAGACCGTCAAATGTGACCAGTGCGGGATGGAGTTCGTCCCGCTCAACAACCGCAACCGGAGATGCAGCCAAGTCTGCACGAAGCGAGGGGCTTTGATGATGCGTCGCCGAAGAGGGGGACATCAGCCGCTCGGAGAGGAGCGGACTTGCGAGCAGTGCGGGACGAGGTTCCGGCAGGGCTCAATCTTGCAAAGGCATTGCAAGCCGCTTTGCACTCGACGGGCGAGGGGCAGACGGGAGAGGCAGAGACTATTAGTTGAGTCTTTAGGTATAAAGAGCAACCGGAATGATGAATGCGTGAAACCGTCAAAACGTGTCCGAAAACCGACGAAAAACGACGTTTCATGTCTCAAAAACGAGTAAGGAATCTTTTTTTTGTCCGTTTTCTGACTCCGGAGGGTCGGG